CATTAGAATGGCCAACGTCTTCAAGGGAAGAGAGTAAGACTAAAAGATTAGCAGATAAGCAAGGCGACCCAGAAGAAAAGCCGGGAATTGTTGGTGCATTTTGTAGAGCCTATACGATAGAAGAAGCTATAGAAACTTTTATTCCTGACTTATACGAAAAACATTCTACTAACCGTTATACCTATCACGAAGGCTCAACTGCAGGTGGATTGGTGTTATACGAAAATAACAAGTTTGCCTATTCTCATCATAATACGGATCCCGTAAGCGGTATGCTTGTGAACAGTTTTGATTTAGTACGCATACACTTATATGGTGCTCAAGATGATGACGCTAATACAGATACTCCGGTTAATCGACTACCTAGTTATAAAGCAATGCAGCAAAGAGCGCAAAATGATGAAGTTGTTAAAAAGCAATTAATTAACGACAAAATGTCTGATGCAATGCAGGATTTCGATGAAATAGTAAATAGCGATGATGCATGGTCTGAGACGTTAGAAATTACTTCGAAAGGTACTTTCAAAGCTAGTATCCCAAATATAGAAATTATATTGCGTAATGATCCAAATTTAAAAGGAAAAATAGCCTTTAACGAATTTACAAAACAAATTGAATGCTTAGGGAAAATGCCATGGAATAATAATTTTAAAATACGTCAATGGCAAGACGGTGATGATAGCAGTTTAAGAAGTTATATCGAAAAGATTTATGACATACACCATTCAGGTAAAACAAAAGATGCCATTATAAGCGTAGCAATGCAAAATGCTTATCATCCAGTAAGGGATTATCTAAATAAAATATCGTGGGATGGACATAAACGTCTTGAAAAGTTATTTATCAAATACTTAGGTGTTGAAGACACTGAAGTGAATAGAACAACTACCAAAAAAGCATTGACTGCTGGAATCGCTAGAGTAATGGAGCCTGGATGTAAATTTGACTATATGCTTACACTTTATGGTCCTCAAGGTGTAGGTAAATCTGCTTTGCTAAAAAAATTAGGTGGTGCATGGTTTTCTGACAGTTTAGTTTCTGTTACAGGTAAAGAAGCTTATGAGGCATTACAAGGCGTTTGGCTAATGGAAATGGCAGAACTTGCAGCTACAAGAAAAGCTGAAGTTGAAGCTATTAAGCATTTCATATCTAAACAAGTTGACCGATTTCGTGTTGCTTATGGGCATTATATTGAAGATTTTCCAAGGCAATGTATTTTCATTGGTACAACTAATAAAGTTGATTTCTTAAGAGATGAAACTGGTGGAAGACGTTTTTGGCCAATGACTGTAAATCCAGAGAGAGTTGAAGTGAACTGGTCTAAACTAACCAAAGATGAGATTGACCAAATTTGGGCAGAAGCTAAATATTATTATGAACAAGGAGAAGAGTTATTCCTCAACCCTGAACTAGAAGAAGAAATGCGTTCAATACAAAGCAAACATACTGAGGAATCTCCATATACAGGTATTATTGAGGAATATCTTAACACGCCAATTCCAAGCAATTGGGAAGACTTGAGCATCTTTGAAAGAAGGCGATTTTACCAAGGTGATGTTGATATGTTACCAACAGGAAATGTAGATTACGTTGAAAGAAATAAGGTCTGTGCGCTTGAAGTGTTTGTTGAATGTTTTGGTAAAGATAAGGGAGATAGTAGAGGATCTATGGAAATTAGAAAGATTTCAAACATCTTAAGACAATTAGACAATTGGTCTTTATATGATGGCAATAAAAGCGGGAAAATTCGATTTGGAAAAGATTATGGTGTACAGATAGCTTATGTAAGAGATGAAAGTTTAGAGGATTTAATATAAGAATTATTGAATAAATATACATTTCAGAGTGTTGTATCAGATGTTGCATCATTTTTTGAGTGATGCAACACGTGAGTGTAAAAAGTAATCGTAGGTGTTGCATCATTTTTAGTGATGCAACATTGATGCAACAAATGATACAACACCTCTTTCCCTTCTCGCTGTAAGGTTCAACCCTGTTTGTTTCCAATGTTGCATCAAATTCACTATAAAGTTTAAAAAGTAGTGTTAGGGAGTAAAGAGGTATAGGGGTAACCCTCTAACAGCTATTTTTAAAAGTTTGGCAAGAATTGATGCAACATCGGAACACAAATATAAATTTTGTATACAAGGTGAATAAATGAAAGAGTCGACATTAGAAAAATATTTAGTGAAAGAGATAACAAAGCTAAACGGTTTATGTTTAAAATGGGTTGCACCTGGAACAAGAGGTGTGCCAGATAGAATTATTATTATGCCAGAAGGAAAAACATATTTTGTAGAAATGAAGCAAGAAAAAGGAAAGTTGCATCCTTTACAAAAATATGTGCATAGACAATTTGAAAATAGAGATCATAAAGTATATGTGTTATGGAATAAAGAACAAGTAAATACTTTTATCAGAATGGTAGGTGGAACATTTGGCGATTGACTTCAAACCACATAGCTATCAAAAGTATGCAATAGATAAAGTGATAGATAATGAGAAATACGGTCTGTTTTTAGATATGGGTCTAGGGAAAACAGTATCAACACTTACAGCATTTAGTGAATTGCAGTTGTTAGACACTAAAAAAATGTTAGTTATAGCACCTAAACAAGTTGCTAAAGATACATGGGTTGATGAAGTTGATAAGTGGAACCATTTAAATCATCTGAAAGTGTCTTTAGTTTTAGGAACACCTAAAGAAAGAAATGATGCATTAAACACAGAGGCTGATATCTATGTAACCAATAAAGAAAATACTAAATGGTTATGTGATCAATATAAAAAAGAATGGCCATTTGACATGGTTGTGATTGATGAACTGTCTACATTTAAAAGTCCTAAGAGTCAAAGGTTTAAATCTATTAAAAAGAAATTACCACTCATTAATAGATTTATAGGATTAACAGGAACACCTAGTCCAAATAGTTTACAGGATTTATGGGCTCAAGTTTATTTGATAGACAGAGGTGAAAGACTTGAGTCTTCATTCAGTCGTTATCGAGAAAGGTACTTTAAACCAACTCATCAAGTTAGCGAACATATTTTTAAGTGGGAGCTAAGAGACGGATCTGAAGAAAAGATATATAAACAAATAGAAGATATATGTTTAAGCATGAAAGCGAAAGATTATCTGGATATGCCTGACAGAGTTGATACTAAACAAACAGTAGTCTTATCAGAAAAAGAAAGAAAAGTATATGAAGAATTAGAAAAAAACTATATTTTAGAATCGGAAGAAGAAGGAACAGTTGTAGCTCAGAATGGGGCATCATTAAGTCAAAAACTACTTCAACTATCTAACGGTGCAGTTTATACAGATGATGAAGATGTAAGACTTATACATGATAAGAAGTTAGATAAGTTAGAGGAAATTATAGAGGAGTCTCAAGGCCAACCAATATTATTGTTTTATAACTTCAAACATGATAAAGAAAGAATACTTCAAAGGTTTAAGGAAGCAACCACATTAGAGGATTCAAACTATAAAGAACGTTGGAATAGTGGAGACATTAAGCTGCTTATAGCACATCCAGCAAGTGCAGGGCATGGATTAAACTTACAACAAGGTGGGCACATTATTGTTTGGTTTGGACTTACATGGTCATTGGAATTATACCAACAAGCAAATGCAAGATTATATAGACAAGGACAAAATCATACGACTATTATTCATCACATTATGACCGATAACACAATAGATCAAAGAGTATATAAAGCTTTACAAAATAAAGAACTAACGCAAGAAGAATTGATGAAAGCTATTAAAGCAAGAATAGCTAAGCATAAGTAATGGAGGTATAAGATGGGAAAGGCATCATACGATATTAAGCCAGGTACATTTAAATATATTGAGTCAGAGATATATAACCTACAAGAGAACAAGAAAGAGATAAATAGATTGAGAATGGAGATACTTAACCCAACGAAAGAGCTAGACACTAACATTGTGTATGGACCGTTGCAAAAAGGTGAACCAGTTAGAACAACTGAACTAATGGCAACAAGGTTATTGACTAATAAGATGTTACGAAACCTAGAAGAAATGGTCGAAGCAGTTGAAAGTGAATACTTAAAGTTACCTGAAGATCATAAGAAAGTAATTAGGCTAAAGTATTGGAATAGAGATAAGAAGCTAAAGATAGAGCAAATAGGAGATGCATGTCACATGCATCGTAATACAGTTACTACTATACGAAAGAACTTTGTTAAAGCGGTAGCGTATCATGCAGGTATCAAATAACATTGTGCAAAGATTGTGCAAAAGGCCTACAAATCTGTAGTAATATGATAGTATCGGATAGATGTATAAAGTTATCTAAAAGTTATACGACACAAGTACATGAGGCACATCGCTAAGCGGTGTGTCTTTTGTTATGCAATCAAAGAGGTGTAAGAGATGACCAAGCATAATAACATCTATAAGCATGGCCGTAAGTCATATCAATACGATTGGTTCTATCATTCAAAAGCATGGAAGAAGTTAAGAGAGATAGCATTAGATAGAGATAATTATCTTTGTCAAATGTGTTTACGCGAAGATATTGTAACAGATGCAAACATTGTGCATCACATTATTTATGTTGATGAAGATTTTAACAAAGCTTTAGACTTAGATAATCTAATGTCAGTTTGTTATAGCTGTCATAACAAAATTCATGCAAATGATAATGACAAAAGTAGTCTTAAGAAAATTAGAGTTCTAAAAATTTAAATAAAAAAATATTTAAATAAAATTTTATAGCCCCCTGCCCATTGGCTTAAAATGTTTTTTCGCCGGGTACCGGCGGGGGCCCTTCGCTTGCAACGCGGATAAACTTTTATGAAAGGGGGTCTTTATATGAAATTAACAAAAAAACAGCTAAAAGAATATATAGAGGATTACAAAAAATCTGATGACATATTAATTAACTTGTATATAGAAACATATGAATTTTATTGTCGGTTAAGAGATGAACTTAAAAATAGTGATTTGATGATAGAGCATACAAACAAGGCTGGTGCGAGCAATATTGTTAAGAATCCATTAAGCATAGAACTGACAAAAACAGTTCAAACACTAAATAACTTACTCAAGTCTATGGGTTTAACAGCAGCACAAAGAAAAAAGATAGTTCAAGAAGAAGGTGGATTTGGTGACTATTAAAGTTTTAAATGAACCTTCACCAAAACTATTAACAACATGGTATGCAGAGCAAGTCACTCAAGGGAAAATAAAAACAAGCAAATATGTTAGAAAAGAATGTGATAGGCATCTTAGATATTTAGAAAATGGAGGTAAATGGGTATTTGATGAAGAATTAGCGCATCGTCCTATTCGATTTATAGAAAAGTTTTGTAAACCTTCCAAAGGATCTAAACGTCAACTTGTATTACAGCCATGGCAACATTTTATTATCGGCAGTTTGTTTGGTTGGGTTCATAAAGAAACAAAACTGCGCAGGTTTAAAGAAGCTTTGATATTTATGGGGCGAAAAAATGGTAAAACAACAACCATTTCTGGTGTCGCTAACTATGCTGTATCACAAGATGGAGAAAATGGTGCAGAAATTCATTTGTTAGCGAACGTAATGAAACAAGCTAGAATATTATTCGATGAATCTAAGGCGATGATAAAAGCTAGCCCAAAGCTTGATAAAAATTTCAGAACATTAAGAGATGAAATCCATTATGACGCAACGATATCAAAAATTATGCCCCAAGCATCAGATAGCGATAAGTTAGATGGATTGAATACACACATGGGGATTTTTGATGAAATTCATGAATTTAAAGACTATAAATTGATTTCAGTTATAAAAAACTCAAGAGCTGCAAGGTTACAACCTCTTCTCATCTACATTACGACAGCAGGGTATCAATTAGATGGTCCACTTGTTGATATGGTAGAAGCGGGAAGAGACACCTTAGATCAAATCATAGAAGACGAAAGAACTTTTTATTATTTAGCATCTTTGGATGATGACGATGATATTAATGATTCGTCGAACTGGATAAAAGCAAATCCCAACTTAGGTGTCTCTATAAATTTAGATGAGATGAAAGAAGAGTGGGAAAAAGCTAAGAGAACACCAGCTGAACGTGGAGATTTTATAACCAAAAGGTTTAATATCTTTGCTAATAATGACGAGATGAGTTTTATTGATTACCCAACACTCCAAAAAAATAATGAAATTGTTTCTTTAGAAGAGCTGGAAGGCAGACCATGCACGATTGGTTATGATTTATCAGAAACAGAGGACTTTACAGCCGCATGTGCCACTTTTGCATTAGATAATGGCAAAGTTGCTGTCTTAACACATTCTTGGATTCCTAAACACAAAGTCGAGTATTCTAACGAAAAAATACCATATAGAGAATGGGAAGAAGATGGCTTACTAACAGTACAAGATAAGCCTTATATAGATTATCAAGATGTCTTTGATTGGATAATTAAAATGAATGCACATTATCCAGTGGAAAAAGTAACATATGACAGGGCAAATGCTTTCAAACTGAATCAAGAGTTAAAAAATTACGGCTTTGAAACGGAAGAAACAAGACAAGGAGCTTTGACCTTGAGCCCTGCATTGAAGGATCTAAAAGAAATGTTTTTAGATGGAAAAATAATATTTAATAATAATCCATTAATGAAATGGTATATCAATAATGTTCAGTTGAAACTAGATAGAAACGGAAACTGGTTGCCGTCTAAGCAAAGCAGATATCGTAAAATAGATGGTTTTGCAGCATTTTTAAACACATATACAGATATTATGAATAAAGTTGTTTCTGATAGTGGTGAAGGAAACATAGAGTTTATTAGTATTAAAGACATAATGCGTTAAGGAGGTGAATGTTATCGCAAAAGAGAATATTGTCACACGCATAAAGAAAAAATTGATAGACAATTGGATTGATCAATCAGCTTCTAAGCTTTATGACTTTAGCCCGTGGAAAAACAAATCTTTTTGGGGTGTAATTAATAATACGCTTGAAACTAATGAAACGATATTTTCAGCTATTACGAAGTTATCTAATTCGATGGCTAGTTTGCCCTTGAAAATGTATGAAGATTATAAAGTAGTTAATACAGAAGTATCTGATTTACTTACAGTGTCACCGAATAATTCTCTGAGCAGTTTTGATTTTATTAATCAAATTGAAACAATCAGAAATGAAAAAGGTAATGCATATGTGCTAATTGAACGAGACATCTATCATCAACCATCAAAGCTTTTCTTATTAAATCCAGATGTTGTTGAAATGTTAATTGAAAACCAATCACGTGAACTTTATTATTCCATTCATGCTGCAACTGGAAACAAATTGATTGTTCATAATATGGATATGCTGCATTTCAAACACATCGTGGCATCTAATATGGTTCAAGGTATTAGTCCGATTGATGTGTTGAAGAATACAACTGATTTTGATAATGCAGTAAGAACCTTTAATCTTACAGAAATGCAAAAACCTGATTCTTTCATGCTTAAATATGGTTCCAATGTAGGTAAAGAAAAAAGGCAGCAAGTGTTAGAAGATTTCAAACAGTACTATGAAGAAAACGGTGGAATATTATTCCAAGAGCCTGGTGTTGAAATCGAACCGTTACCTAAAAAATATGTCTCTGAAGATATAGTGGCAAGCGAGAATTTAACAAGAGAAAGAGTAGCTAACGTTTTTCAATTGCCCTCAGTATTCTTAAATGCAAGATCAAATACAAATTTCGCGAAAAATGAAGAGTTAAACAGATTTTACTTGCAGCATACCTTATTGCCAATCGTCAAACAGTATGAAGAAGAATTTAATCGGAAACTACTTACTAAAACAGACAGAGAAAAAAATAGGTATTTTAAATTTAACGTTAAATCTTATTTAAGGGCTGATAGTGCAACACAAGCAGAAGTGTACTTTAAAGCAGTTCGTAGTGGTTACTACACTATAAATGACATTAGAGAGTGGGAAGATTTACCACCAGTTGAAGGTGGAGATAAGCCGCTAATAAGCGGTGATTTATACCCAATTGACACGCCACTTGAATTAAGAAAATCTTTGAAAGGTGGTGATAAAAATGTCAATGAAAGCTAAGTATTTTCAAATGAAAAGAAAATCAAAAAGTAAAGGTGAAATATTTATTTATGGTGATATTGTAAGTGATAAATGGTTTGAAAGTGATGTAACTGCTACAGATTTCAAAAATAAACTAGATGAACTAGGAGACATCAGTGAAATAGATGTTCATATAAATTCATCTGGAGGCAGTGTATTTGAAGGGCATGCAATATACAATATGCTAAAAATGCATCCTGCAAAAATTAATATCTATGTCGATGCCTTAGCGGCATCAATTGCTAGTGTTATCGCTATGAGTGGTGACACTATTTTTATGCACAAAAATAGTTTTTTAATGATTCATAATTCATGGGTTATGACTGTAGGTAATGCAGAAGAATTAAGAAAGACAGCGGATTTACTTGAAAAAACAGATGCTGTTAGTAATTCAGCTTATTTAGATAAAGCAAAAGATTTAGATCAAGAACACTTAAAACAGATGTTAGATGCAGAAACTTGGCTTACTGCAGAAGAAGCCTTGTCTTTCGGCTTGATAGATGAAATTTTAGGAGCTAATGAAATAGCTGCTAGTATCTCTAAAGAGCAATATAAGCGTTTCGAGAACGTCCCAGAAGATTTAAAGAAAGATGTAGACAAAATCACAAAAATTGATGATGTAGATACATCTGAATTGGTTGAAACACCTAAAGAAAGTATGTCACTAGAAGAAAAAGAAAAAAGAGAAAAAATTAAACGCGAATGCGAAATTTTAAAAATGACAATGGATTATTAGGAGGAAATGAAATGCCGACATTATATGAATTAAAACAATCATTAGGTATGATTGGGCAACAATTAAAAAATAAAAATGATGAGTTGAGTCAGAAAGCAACAGATCCAAATATTGATATGGAAGACATCAAACAACTAGAAACAGAAAAAGCAGGCTTACAACAAAGATTTAACATTGTTGAAAGACAAGTACAAGACATTGAAGAAAAAGAAAAAGCGAAAGTTAAAGACACAGGAGAAGCTTATCAATCTTTAAATGATCATGAGAAGATGGTTAAAGCTAAGGCAGAGTTTTATCGTCACGCGATTTTACCAAATGAATTTGAAAAACCTTCAATGGAGGCACAACGATTATTACATGCTTTACCAACAGGTAATGATTCAGGTGGAGATAAGCTCTTACCAAAAACACTTTCTAAAGAAATTGTTTCAGAACCATTTGCTAAAAACCAATTACGTGAAAAAGCTCGTCTAACTAACATTAAAGGTTTAGAGATTCCAAGAGTTTCATACACTTTAGACGATGATGATTTCATTACAGACGTAGAAACAGCAAAAGAATTAAAATTAAAAGGTGATACAGTCAAGTTCACTACTAATAAATTCAAAGTATTTGCTGCAATTTCAGATACTGTAATTCATGGATCAGATGTAGATTTAGTAAACTGGGTTGAAAACGCACTACAATCAGGATTAGCAGCTAAAGAGCGTAAAGATGCCTTAGCAGTAAGTCCTAAATCTGGATTAGAACACATGTCATTTTATAATGGATCTGTTAAAGAAGTTGAGGGAGCAGACATGTATGATGCTATTATTAACGCTTTAGCAGATTTACATGAAGATTATCGTGATAACGCAACAATTTATATGCGATATGCAGATTATGTCAAAATTATTAGTGTTCTTTCAAATGGAACAACAAATTTCTTTGACACACCAGCAGAAAAAGTATTTGGCAAACCAGTAGTATTTACAGATGCAGCAGTTAAACCTATTGTGGGAGATTTCAATTATTTTGGAATTAACTATGATGGAACAACTTATGACACTGATAAAGATGTTAAAAAAGGCGAATATTTGTTTGTATTAACAGCATGGTATGATCAGCAACGTACATTAGACAGTGCATTCAGAATTGCAAAAGCAAAAGAAAATACAGGTTCATTACCCAGCTAAACCCCAAAAGGTTAATGTAACAGCTAAGGCTAAATCAGCTGTAATATCAGCCGAATAGGGGTGATGAAATGAGTTTGGAAGAAATTAAATTGTGGTTGAGAATTGACTATAATTTCGAAAATGATTTAATTGAAGGTCTCATTCAATCGGCTAAGTCTGAATTATTATTAAGTGGGGTTCCAGATTATGACAAAGATGACTTGGAATACCCGCTTTTTTGTACAGCGATTAAATATATCATTGCAAGAGATTATGAAAGTCGTGGATACTCAAATGACCAATCTAGAAGCAAGGTGTTTAATGAAAAAGGATTGCAAAAAATGATTTTGAAATTAAAAAAGTGGTAGGTGATTTTTAAATGGAATTTAATGAATTTAAAGATCGCGCGTATTTTTTTCAATATATAAACAAAGGACCATATCCAGATGAAGAGGAAAAAATGAAATTGTATAGTTGCTTTTGTAAAATTTATAATCCTTCTATGAAAGATAGAGAAATTTTAAAAGCGACTGAATCAAAATCAGGACTAACCATAATTGTCAGGTCTTCTAAAACTGAATATCTACCACAAACAAATCACTTAGTTAAAATTGACAGTGCATTATATTCCGATAAATTATTCAACATTGTAGAAATAAGAATTGATACACCAGATATAGGCTATAATACAGTGGTTTTATCAGAAAAATGAGTGTAGAAATTAAAGGAATACCTGAAGTGTTGAAGAAATTAGAATCGGTATACGGAAAGCAAGCAATGCAAGCTAAGAGTGATAGAGCTTTAAATGAAGCATCCGAATTTTTTATAAAGGCTTTAAAGAAAGAGTTCGAGAGCTTTAAAGATACGGGTGCCAGTATAGAAGAAATGACTAAATCTAAGCCTTATACAAAAGTTGGCAGTCAAGAAAGGGCTGTTTTAATTGAATGGGTAGGCCCTATGAATCGCAAAAACATTATTCACTTGAATGAACATGGTTATACAAGAGATGGAAAAAAATATACACCAAGAGGTTTTGGAGTTATTGCAAAAACATTAGCTGCTAGCGAACGTAAGTATAGAGAAATTATAAAAAAGGAGTTGGCCAGATAAATGAATATATTAAACACCATAAAAGGAATTTTATTATCTGATGCAGAGCTCCAAACATATATAAATTCTAGAATATACTATTATAAAGTCACTGAAAATGCTGAAACTTCCAAACCTTTTGTTGTTATTACACCTGTTTATGATTTACCTTCAGACTTTATGTCTGATAAATATCTTAGTGAAGAATACTTAATTCAAATAGATGTAGAATCTTCAAATCATCAGAAAACAATTGATATAACAAAACGAATAAGATACCTGTTATATCAACAAAATTTAATTCAAGCATCAAGTCAGTTAGATGCTTATTTTGAAGAAACTAAACGTTATGTGATGTCGAGACGATATCAAGGCATACCCAAAAATATATATTATAAAAATCAGCGCATCGAATAGGTGTGCTTTTTAATTTTTAAGGAGGAAATAAGCAATGGCAGAAGGACAAGGTTCTTATAAAGTAGGTTTTAAAAGATTATACGTTGGAGTTTTTAACCCAGAAGCAACAAAAGTAGTTAAACGCATGACATGGGAAGATGAAAAAGGTGGTACAGTTGACCTAAATATCACAGGTTTAGCACCAGATTTAGTAGATATGTTTGCATCTAACAAACGTGTATGGATGAAAAAACAAGGTACTAATGAAGTTAAGTCTGACATGAGTATTTTCAATATTCCAAGTGATGATTTAAACACAGTTATTGGACGTACTAAAGATAAAAATGGTACATCTTGGGTAGGAGAGAATACAAGAGCACCGTATGTAACAGTAATTGGCGAATCGGAAGATGGTTTAACAGGTCAGCCGGTATATGTAGCCTTACTTAAAGGTACTTTTAGTTTAGATTCAATTGAATTTAAAACACGAGGTGAAAAAGCAGAAGCCCCAGAACCTACAAAATTAACAGGTGACTGGATGAATAGAAAAGTTGATGTTGATGGAACGTCACAAGGTATTGTATACGGTTATCATGAAGGTAAAGAAGGAGAAGCAGAATTCTTCAAAAAAGTATTCGTTGGATACACGGACAGTGAAGATCATTCAGAGGATTCTGCAGGTTCGTTACCCAGCTAACCCCCAAAATGTTGAAGTAGCAGTTAATTCAAAATCTGCAACAGTTTCAGCAGAATAGGGGCTTTCAAAATAAATCAAAGGAGAATAATTTATGACTAAAACTTTAAAGGTTTATAAAGGAGACGACGTCGTAGCTTCTGAACAAGGTGAAGGCAAAGTATCAGTAACTTTATCTAATTTAGAAGCGGATACAACTTATCCAAAAGGTACTTACCAAGTGGCATGGGAAGAAAATGGTAAAGAATCTAGTAAAGTTGATGTACCTCAATTCAAAACCAATCCAATTCTAGTCTCAGGCGTATCATTTACACCAGAAACTAAATCAATTATGGTAAATACCGATGACAATGTTGAGCCAAACATTGCACCAAGCACAGCAACGAATAAAATATTGAAATATACAAGTGAACATCCAGAATTTGTTACTGTAGATGAAAATACAGGAGCAATTCACGGTGTAGCTGAAGGTACTTCAGTAATCACTGCTACGTCTACTGATGGAAGCGATAAGTCAGGACAAATTTCAGTGACAGTAACAAACGGATAGGGATTTAAGGCGCAGTATATCTGCGTCTTTTTTATTTGAATAAAAGGAGCTAATACAATGATTAAATTTGAAATTAAAGATCGTAAAACAGGAAAAACAGAGAGCTATACAAAAGAAGATGTAACAATGGGCGAAGCAGAAAAATGCTATGAGTATTTAGAATTAGTAAATCAAGAGAATAAAAAAGAAGTACCTAACGCAACAAAAATGAGACAAAAAGAGCGACAGTTATTAGTAGATTTATTTAAAGATGAAGGATTGACTGAAGAAGATGTTTTGAACAAGATGAGCACTAAAACTTATACAAAAGCCTTGAAAGATATATTTCGAGAAATCAATGGTGAAGATGAAGAAGATTCAGAAACTGAACAAGAAGAGATGGGAAAGACAGAAGAACAATCTCAATAAAAGACATTTTATCGAACATTAAGAAAATACAACGTTTCTGTATGGAGCAGTATGGGTGGACATTAACTGAAGTCAGAAAACAGCCGTATGTAAAACTTTTAGAAATACTTAATGAAAAGAATAAAGAAGAGACTGAAGAAAAACAAAGTGAACAAAAAGTCATTACAGGTACGGATTTAAGAAAACTTTTTGGAAGCTAGAAAGGAGGTTAATATGAATGAAAAAGTAGAAGGCATGACCTTGGAGCTGAAATTAGACCATTTAGGTGTCCAAGAAGGCATGAAAGGTTTAAAGCGACAATTAGGTGTTGTTAATAGTGAAATGAAAGCTAATCTGTCAGCATTTGATAAGTCTGAAAAATCAATGGAAAAATATCAGGCGAGAATTAAGGGGTTAAATGATAGGCTTAAAGTTCAAAAAAAGATGTATTCTCAAGTAGAAGATGAGCTTAAACAAGTTAACGCTAATTACCAAAAAGCTAAATCCAGTGTAAAAGATGTTGAGAAAGCATATTTAAAGTTAGTAGAAGCCAATAAAAAAGAAAAATTAGCTCTTGATAAATCTAAAGAAGCCTTAAAATCATCGAATACAGAACTTAAAAAAGCTGAAAATCAATATAAACGTACAAATCAACGTAAACAAGATGCGTATCAAAAACTTAAACAGTTGAGAGATGCAGAACAAAAGCTTAAGAATAGTAACCAAGCTACTACTGCACAACTAAAAAGAGCAAGTGACGCAGTACAGAAGCAGTCCGCTAAGCATAAAGCACTTGTTGAACAATATAAACAAGAAGGCAATCAAGTTCAAAAACTAAAAGTGCAAAATGACAATCTTTCAAAATCAAATGATAAAATTGAAAGTTCTTACGCTAAAACTAATACTAAATTAAAGCAAACAGAAAAAGAATTTAATGATTTAAACAATACTATTAAGAATCATAGCGCTAATGTCGCAAAAGCTGAAACAGCTGTTAATAAAGAAAAAGCTGCTTTAAATAATTTGGAGCGTTCAATAGATAAAGCTTCATCCGAAATGAAGACTTTTAATAAAGAACAAATGATAGCTCAAAGTCATTTCGGTAAACTTGCAAGTCAAGCGGATGTCATGTCAAAGAAATTTAGTTCTATTGGAGACAAAATGACTTCCCTGGGACGTACAATGACGATGGGCGTATCTACACCAATTACTTTAGGGTTAGGTGCAGCATTAAAAACAAGTGCAGACTTTGAAGGCCAAATGTCTCGAGTTGGAGCGATTGCGCAAGCAAGCAGTAAAGACTTGAAAAGCATGTCTAATCAAGCAGTTGACTTAGGAGCTAAAACCAGTAAAAGTGCTAACGAAGTTGCTAAAGGTATGGAAGAATTGGCAGCTTTAGGCTTTAATGCCAAACAAACAATGGAGGCTATGCCAGGTGTTATCAGTGCAGCAGAAGCAAGTGGTGCAGAAATGGCTACAACTGCAACTGTAATGGCTTCAGCGATTAACTCTTTCGGTTTAAAAGCATCTGATGCAAATCATGTTGCTGATTTACTTGCGAGATCAGCAAATGATAGTGCTGCAGATATTCAGTACATGGGAGATGCATTGAAGTATGCTGGTACTCCAGCAAAAGCATTAGGAGTTTCAATAGAGGACACTTCTGCAGCAATTGAAGTTTTATCTAACTCAGGTTTAGAGGGGTCTCAAGCAGGTACTGCCTTAAGAGCTTCGTTTATTAGGCTAGCTAATCCAAGCAAAAGTACAGCTAAGGAAATGAAAAAATTAGGTATTCATTTGTCTGATGCTAAAGGTGAGTTTGTTGGAATGGGCGAATTGATTAGACAATTCCAAGATAACATGAAAGGCATGACGAGAGAACAAAAACTAGCTACAGTGGCTACAATAGTTGGTACTGAAGCAGCAAGTGGATTTTTAGCCTTGATTGAAGCGGGTCCAGATAAAATTAATAGCTATAGCAAATCATTGAAGAACTCTAATGGTGAAAGTAAAAAAGCAGCAGATTTGATGAAAGATAATCTCAAAGGCGCTCTGGAACAATTAGGTGGCGCTTTTGAATCATTAGCAATCGAAGTCGGTAAAGATTTAACGCCTATGATTAGAGCAGGAGCGGAAGGTTTAACAAAATTAGTTGATGGATTTACACATCTCCCTGGTTGGGTTAGAAAGGCTTCGTTAGGTTTAGCGATTTTTGGTGCATCTATTGGCCCTGCTGTTCTTGCTGGTGGCTTATTAATACGTGCAGTTGGAAGTGCTGCTAAAGGATATGCGTCATTAAATAGACGTATTGCTGAAAATACAATACTTTCTAATACCAATTCAAAAGCAATGAAATCTTTAGGTCTTCAAACCTTATTTCTTGGTACTACTACCGGAAAAACGTCAAAAGGCTTTAAAGGATTAGCCGGAGCTATGTTGTTTAATTTAAAACCTATAAATGTTTTGAAAAATTCTGCAAAGCTAGCAATTTTACCGTTCAAACTTTTGAAAAACGGTTTAGGATTAGCCGCAAAATCCTTATTTGCAGTAAGTGGAGGCGCAAGATTTGCTGGTGTAGCCTTAAAGTTTTTAACAGGACCTATAGGTGCTACAATAACTGCTATTACAATTGCATATAAAGTTTTTAAAACTGCATATGATCGTGTGGAATGGTTCAGAAACGGTATTAACGGTTTAGGAGAAACTATAAAGTTTTTTGGTGGCAAAATTATTGGCGGTGCTGTTAGGAAGCTAGGAGAGTTTAAAAATTATCTTGGAAGTATAGGCAAAAGCTTCAAAGAAAAGTTTTCAAAGGATATGAAAGATGGTTATAAATCTTTGAGTGACGATGACCTTCTGAAAGTAGGAGTCAACAAGTTTAAAGGATTTATGCAAACCATGGGCACAGCTTCTAAAAAAGCATCTGATACTGTAAAAGTGTTGGGGAAAGGTGTTTCAAAAGAAACAGAAAAAGCTTTAGAAAAATACGTACACTATTCTGAAGAGAACAACAGAATCATGGAAAAAGTACGTTTAAACTCGGGTCAAATAACAGAAGACAAAGCAAAAAAACTTTTGAAAATTGAAGCGGATTTATCTAATAACCTTATAGCTGAAATAGAAAAAAGAAATAAAAAGGAACTCGAAAAAACTCAAGAACTTATTGATAAGTATAGTGCGTTCGATGAACAAGAAAAGCAAAACATTTTAACTAGAACTAAAGAAAAAAATGACTTGCGAATTAAAAAAGAGCAAGAACTCAATCAGAAAATCAAAGAATTAAAAGAAAAAGCTTTAAGTGATGGTCAGATTTCAGAAAATGAAAGAAAAGAAATTGAAAAGCTTGAAAATCAAAGACGTGACATCACTGTTAAAGAACTGAGTAAGACTGAAAAAGAGCAAGAGCGTATTTTAGTAAGAATGCAAAGAAACAGAAATGCTTATTCAATAGACGAAGCGAGCAAAGCAATTAAAGAAGCAGAAAAAGCAAGAAAAGCAAGAAAAAAAGAAGTGGACAAGCAATATGAAGATGATGTCATTGCTATAAAAAATAACGTCAACCTTTCTAAGTCTGAAAAAGATAAATTGTTAGCTATTGCTGATCAAAGACATAAGGATGAAGTAAGAAAGGCAAAATCTAAAAAAGATGCTGTAGTAGACGTTGTTAAAAAGCAAAATAAAGATATTGATAAAGAGATGGATTTATCCAGTGGTCGTGTATATAAAAATACTGAAAAGTGGTGGAATGGCCTTAAAAGTTGGTGGTCTAACTTCAGAGAAGACCAAAAGAAGAAAAGTGATAAGTACGCTAAAGAACAAGAAGAAACAGCTCGTAGAAACAGAGAAAATATAAAGAAATGGTTTGGAAATGCTTGGGACGGCGTAAAAACTAAAACTGGTGAAGCCTTTAGTAAAATGGGCAGAAATGCTAATCATTTTGGCGGCGAAATGAAAAAAATGTGGAGCGGAATCAAAGGAATTCCAAGCAAATTAAGTTCAGGTTGGAGCTCAGCTAAAAGTTCTGTAGGATATCACACTAAGGCTATAGCTAATAGTACTGGTAAATGGTTTGGAAAAGCTTGGCAATCTGTTAAATCGACAACAGGAAGTATTTACAATCAAACTAAGCAAAAGTATTCAGATGCTTCAGATAAAGCTTGGGCGCATTCAAAATCTATTTGGAGAGGCACATCAAAATGGTTTAGCAATGCATATAAAAGTGCAAAGGGCTGGCTAACGGATATGGCTAATAAATCTCGCGCGAAATGGGATAATATTTCTAGTACAGCTTGGTCGAATGCAAAATCCGTTTGGAAAGGAACATCGAAATGGTTTAGTAACTCATACAAATCTTTAAAAGATTGGACTGGGGATATGTATTCAAGAGCCCACGATCGTTTTGATGCAATTTCAAGTTCGGCATGGTCTAACGCTAAATCAGTATTTAATGGTTTTAGAAAATGGCTATCAAAAACATATGATTGGATTAGAGATATTGGTAAAGACATGGGAAGAGCTGCGGCTGATTTAGGTAAAAATGTTGCTAATAAAGCTATTGGCGGTTTGAATAGCATGATTGGCGGTATTAATAAAATATCTAAAGCCATTACTGATAAAAATCTCATCAAGCCAATACCTACATTGTCTACTGGTACTTTAGCAGGAAAGGGTGTAGCTACCGATAATTCGGGAGCATTAACACAACCGACATTTGCTGTATTAAATGATAGAGGTTCTGGGAATGCCCCAGGTGGGGGTGTTCAAGAAGTAATTCACAGAGCTGACGGAACATTCCATGCACCCCAAGGACGAGATGTGGTTGTTCCACTAGGAGTTGGAGATAGTGTAATAAATGCCAATGACACTCTGAAGTTACAGCGGATGGGTGTTTTGCCAAAATTCCATGGTGGTACGAAAAAGAAAAAATGGATGGAACAAGTTACTGAAAATCTTGGTAAAAAAGCAGGGGACTTCGGCTCTAAAGCTAAAAACACAGCGCATAATATCAAAAAAGGTGCAGAAGAAATGGTTGAAGCGGCAGGCGATAAAATCAAAGATGGTGCATCTTGGTTAGGCGATAAAATCGGCGATGTGTGGGATTATGTACAACATCCAGGGAAACTAGTAAATAAAGTAATGTCAGGTTTAAATATTAATTTTGGAGGCGGAGCTAACGCTACAGTAAAAATTGCTAAAGGCGCGTACTCATTGCTCAAAAAGAAATTAGTAGACAAAGTAAAATCGTGGTTTGAAGATTTTGGTGGCGGAGGCGATGGAAGCTATCTATTTGACCATCCAATTTGGCAAAGGTTTGGGAGTTACACAGGTGGGCTTAACTTTAATGGCGGTCGTCACTATGGTATCGACTTTGGTATGCCTACAGGAACGAACATTTATGCTGTTAAAGGCGGTATAGCTGATAAAGTATGGACTGATTACGGTGGCGGTAATTCTATACAAATTAAGACCGGTGCTAACGAATGGAATTGGTATATGCATTTATCTAAGCAATTAGCAAGACAAGGCCAACGTATTAAAGCTGGTCAACTAATAGGAAAATCCGGTGCTACAGGTAATTTCGTTAAAGGAGCACACTTACATTTCCAATTGATGAGAGGTTCACATCCAGGTAATGATACAGCAGTAGATCCTATGAAATGGTTGAAGTCACTTAAGGGTGGCGGTGGCAAGGTCGGCGGAAGCGGATACGAGAATGCAAAAAGAGCTATACTAAGAGCACAATCGATTTTAGGTGGACGATATAGATCTGACTATATCACTACTCAGATGTTAAGAGTAGCCAAGCGTGAAAGTAACTATCAGGCAGATGCTATTAACAATTGGGATTCCAACGCAAGAGCAGGTACACCGTCTAAAGGTATGTTCCAAATGATTGAACCTTCATTTAGAGCTTTTGCTAAGCCAGGGCATGGAAATATTTATAATCCTACAGATGAGGCAATTTCAGCAATGAAATACATTGTTGCTAAGTACGGTTGGGGAGGCTTTAAACGTGCAGGAGATTATGCCTATGCGAATGGAGGTCTTATAACTAAACATCAAATCGCTGAAGTGGGAGAAGGAGATAAGCCAGAAATGGTTATTCCATTGACAAGACGTAAAAGAGCAATGCAATTAACTGAACAGGTTATGCGCATCATCGGTATGGATGGCAAGCCAAATAACATCACTGTAAATAATGATACTTCAACAGTTGAAAAATTGTTGAAACAAATTGTTATGTTAAGTGATAAAGGAAATAAATTAACAGATGCATTGATTCAAACTGTTTCTTCTCAGGATAATAACTTAGGTTCTAATGATGCAATTAGAGGTTTAGAAAAAATATTGTCAAAACAAAGTGGGCATAGAGCAAATGCAAATAATTATATGGGAGGTTTGACTAATTAATGCAATCTTTTGTAAAAATCATAGATGGTTACAAGGAAGAAGTAATAACAGATTTTAATCAGCTTATATTTTTAGATGCAAGGGCTGAAAGTCCAAACACCAATGATAACAGTGTAACTATTAACGGAGTAGATGGTATTTTACCGGGCGCAATTAGTTTTGCGCCTTTTTCATTAGTATTAAGGTTTGGCTATGATGGTATAGATGTTATAGATTTAAATTTATTTGAGCATTGGTTTAGATCTGTGTTTAATCGCAGACATCCTTATTATGTTATTACTTCTCAAATGCCTGGTGTTAAATATGCAGTGAATACAGCTAATGTTACATCTAATTTAAAAGATGGTTCTTCAACTGAAATTGAAGTAAGTTTAAATGTTTATAAAGGGTATTCTGAATCAGTTAATTGGACCGATAGCGAGTTCTTATTCGACTCTAATTGGATGTTTGAAAATGGAATTCCTCTTGATTTCACACCTAAATATACTCATACATCAAATCAATTTACTATTTGGAACGGTTCTACTGATACGATAAATCCACGATTCAAGCACGATTTGAAAATATTAATTAATTTAAATGCGAGTGGAGGATTTGAACTGGTTAACTATACAACAGGTGA